ATCACCACCTGGGGTGTTTTTAAGCCTAACGAGGCGGATCCGGACAATATCATTCTGATGGGGGCGGAGCGGGGGCGCTGGGACTTTCCGGAACTCAAGTCCAAGGCGCTCGAGGAGTACAAATACTGGGAGCCGGACATGGTACTTATCGAGGCCAAGGCCACGGGTACACCGCTGACGGACGAATTGCGGACAATGGGCATACCCGTGGTCAATTACACGCCGTCGAAGGGGAAGGACAAGCACACGCGGATGCACATGGTGGCGCCCATTTTCGAGTCCGGAAAGGTGTGGGCGCCGGATAAACGCTTTTCGGAAGAGGTGATCGACGAATGTGCGGCTTTTCCGAACGGCGACTACGACGATTACTGCGACAGTATGTCCATGGCGCTCATTCGCTACCGTAAAGGTGGCTTTTTGCGGCTGGATAGTGACGAAGAAGACGAAATCCCCCTGTACAAACCCCAGGCACGTCAATATTATTAGCAGGTGGCATCACAGGGTGGTCTGGTTGTCCCCTTCGTTTTTCTTAACACTACAATCGGACACTTCGCAGCGCCCTGTGGTGTCGCTTTTTGAAGGAGGCAGGCAATGAATCCCAAGAAACTGGAAATCGGCAGCAAGTTTGCCGAATACGACCTGGATCAGGACGGCACCGTTACCGATGCGGAAATTGCACGCTCCAAGGAGATGCTGGAACTCGAGCTTCGTGAAGAAAAAAGCGAAGCGCAAAAACGCATGGCCTGGTTATCCATAGCCAGCATGATTATTTTCAGTGCCTGTCTTTTTATGCCCATCGTACCCGAAAGCCGCGTTGACGCTTTGGGCGAAATATTAGGACTCTTTTATATCGCGCAGGCGGGTATCGTGGGTGCCTACATGGGTGTGACGGCCTGGATGTCCAGGAAATGAAATATCTTCCTAAACAAAAATAATTCCTTTAGACTTGGGGTGGCATAAGCCACCCTTTTTTTGGGAGTGTTTGAATGGCCGAAGGACGACCCTCCTTACTTGATGAAGTCATGCCAGCGCAGGGAATGCCGCTGGGCGGCATGGGTGATGAAGAGATAGAAGTCGAGGAAATCCAGGAACCGACCGACATGCTCGAGCAGGATGACGGTTCTGTCATCGTGAATTTTGAAGAGATCATCCAGGAACAGATGCTGGCTGATCCGGATGCCAACCTGGCAGAGTTACTTGACGAACGTGTTCTGATGGAGATTTCCAATGAGCTTCTCGGTTTTTATGAAGAAGATAAGTCGAGTCGCCAGGAATGGGTGGACACTTATAGCGAAGGACTTGGCCTGCTTGGCATTAAATACGAAGACCGGGAAGAACCTTTTCGTGGTTCAAGTGGTGTCACGCATCCCCTGATTGCAGAAGCTGTTACACAGTTCCAGGCGCAAGCCTACAAGGAGCTTCTTCCAAGTTCCGGCCCGGTGCGGACGCAGATTGTAGGGGCAACCAATCCCCAGGTTGAAGATCAGGCACAGCGCGTCAAGGAGTTTATGAACTACCAGATCATGCACGTCATGGACGAGTACGATCCGGAAACCGACCGCTTGTTGTTTTATTTGCCGTTGGCCGGCAGTGCCTTCAAGAAAGTTTATTTCGATGACATTTTAGATCGCGCAGTAGCGCGGTTCGTGCCGGCGGACGATTTGATCGTTCCGTATAACGCTTCTGACTTATCTTCTGCTGCGCGGATCATTCATGTCATTCGCATGAACGGTAATGACATCAAGAAATTCCAGGCGGGTGGGTTCTATCGAGACATTGACCTGCAACCTTTTGAAGAAGACAACGAGGTTGTTACCAAGGAACGCGAGCTGTCCGGTATTGAGAAAACAGCTGACGACATGGACTGCACACTTCTTGAAATACATACGGATTTGGATTTACCAGGGTTTGAACACGTCCATCCTTTAGACAATGAGCCTACGGGTATCAAGCTTCCCTACATCATTACGATTGACGAAGGGAGCACCAAGGTGCTGTCGATCAGGCGTAACTGGCGTGAGGGTGATGAGTATTACCGCAAGCAACAATACTTTACGCATTACAAATTTTTACCGGGCCTGGGGTTTTATGGCTTTGGCCTGTTGCACATGATCGGTGGACTGGGGCGCTCTGCCACTTCGATTTTGAGACAACTTATTGATGCAGGCACCCTGGCTAATCTTCCGGCTGGGTTTAAGGCGCGTGGTATTCGCATACGCGATTCTGACGAGCCGCTTTCTCCCGGTGAGTTTCGAGATATCGACGTGCCTGGAGGCAAGCTTGCCGAAAGCATCCTGCCGCTTCCTTACAAGGAACCCAGTCAGACACTGATGCAGCTGCTGGGTTTTGTGGTGGATGCGGGTCGTCGCTTTGCGGCGATTGCTGATTTACAGGTAGGTGATGGAAACCAACAGGCTGCGGTAGGAACTACCGTGGCACTTCTTGAACGTGGCTCCAAAGTCATGTCTGCCATTCATAAACGATTGCACTATGCCCAGAAACAAGAGTTTAAGATGCTGGCTCGCGTTTTTGCCGAGTCATTACCTCCGGTTTATCCCTACAGCGTGTGGGGTGCCGATTCTTCTATAAAACAGGCGGATTTTGATGAACGTGTCGATATTGTCCCGGTGTCTGATCCGAATATCTTCTCGATGTCGCAGCGTTTGGCCATGGCTCAAACGCAACTTCAACTGGCGCAGACTAACCCGCAGATGCATAATATTTATGAAGCGTATCGTCGCATTTATGAAGCAATTGGCGTCCCGAATATTGAAGGCTTGCTCCCGACTCCGACACCGCCTCAGCCTACTGATCCAGCGATAGAGAACGCCAAGTCCCTTATCCAGGAGACCTTACAGGCATTTCCGACCCAGGATCATGACGCACACATCCAGGCACATCTCTTTTTTATGAAAACGCCTATCCCGGCTTCAACGCCGCCTATTTTTGCGTTGTTGCAGGCTCATTTGTGTGAGCATGTGGCATTTAAAGCGCGGGGTGTGGCCACGGCAGAGATGTCCATGGCTTCTCAGCAAGCCGCCCAGATGGGGCAGCAGGAGCAGCCGCAGGATGTGGAAGCGCGGGTTTCACAGCTCATTGCCGAGTACACGGCAGAAGTCATGTCCGCCTTGATGCCGCCGCCGGAAGGTGAAGTTGATCCACTGGTGCAGCTGCGGTCCAAGGAACTGGACATCAAGGCTGCGGACGTTCAGCGTAAAGCGGAAGAGTTCGCTCTTAAACAGGCTTTTGAAGAGCAGCGTGAAGCCGAGCGTCAGGATATTACACGCGAGAAGATGGATTCGCAGGAAGACATTGCGCTGCTGCGTGCAGACGTGAACCTGGATCGTATCGACAAGATGGGAAGTGCGGGACGAGGTGAGTAATGGCTAGAGTAAGACAGATGGCTGAGCAAATGGGTGTCTCCGTGGATCGAGCGGAAGAACTGGCGGATCGTGCCTCTGCACTTAATGATCATGCAGGCTTTGATAAAGGCGGCGTGAACGACAAGTTTGCTGTTGTGATGAAGGAATTTAAAGACGGAACTTTGCGTAGTGGTGGCAGTGGAAAAATAGTGACTGATCCTGATCAGGCAAAAGCGATTGCCGCATCCTATGAAAAAGGTGGAATAGTTCGTGGTACACGGGCGCAGGTTCGTGGTCGCAGGTTTAGTGGAGTGTATTGATATGGCTACAGAGATACAAACAGATGAAGACCTAGAAATGTCTGCAGAAACAATAGAAGAACTTGAACGCCAGTTAAAATATGAAGAAATGGATCGCAACACGGAAAAAGGACGAAAGAATTACGAAGCACGGAAAAAGAGGGGTAGCCCACTGATTGAGAAAAATGCTGAAGGGTTATCAGGCGGTGGCATAATTCGCGGCACCCGAGCACAGGTAAGGGGTCGTACTTTCAAAGGAGTATTTTAAGATGGCTAGAGGAAAAAACATATCCGATGCAGACATGAGACGTCTTCGCGAAGAGATACTAGGAGAAAGCGGAAGAACCATATCCGATGCAGATCGGGAGGCGGTACGTCGAGCACTTGATGAAAGCGGAAGAACCATATCCGATGCAGATCGGGCGCGGATTATGCAGGGTCCTAGACGTGTCCACCCAAGAGGAAGAGCACTTGATGAAAGCGGAAGAACCATATCCGATGCAGATCGGGAGGTGGTACGTCGAACAGTTAGGGGAGAAAGCGGAAGAACCATATCCGATGCAGATCGGGCGCGGCTTTTAGAGTCGTATATAAATCGAAATGATGGCGGAATCGCCAAAAAAACGAGGGTTTTCTAATGCCTAGAGGAGTTGTTTATCCGACCATTGAGTCGGCCCAGGGATACGCGGACGAAATCGGCGCCCCATATGGGGACATTATGCCGGTAGAGGGCGGCTTTAGTGTTGCCATGTCCGATGTGGATGAATTGGGCTATATGCATGGTGGAATGTCAAAAATGAAGCCAAAAAAGGTGAAATATTCCACGGGAGGTGCTATAAAGGGCAGGAATTTCTCTGGAATATACTAAATAATGGCAGATCCCACTACTTTTGCCTATGCCATACTTAAAGCTATCCAGGATCGTATTACTTTGACCCAGGCGGCTATTTTGCAGGGAAGTCCCAGGGATTTTATGGAATATCGTGATTTGACCGGGGAATTACGGGGTCTCGAGTTCGCAGAACAAGAAATAAAAGACGCTTTACAATCGTCGGAGGAAGAATGAGCACGCTTTATGTCCCTGATCATGTGGCAAAGGAAGAAAAAGTAAAACTTTCTTCCGTTTCAGCTGCTTATGTAGATCAAGAAGACAAGGTACTGGATCCTTCTCTTCTTGATGTTGCTTTAAAAGACCGTCTTCCACAGCCTACAGGTTGGCGACTTCTTGTGATGCCCTATGCCGGAAAAGCTACGACAGACGGTGGTATTCATATTCCAGACGCCACTCGAACTCGTGAAGCTTTGGCTACGGTAGTGGCCTACGTTTTGAAAATAGGGCCATTAGCCTATAAAGACGCCAATAAATTTGGTCAGGATGCAGATCCCTGGTGCCAAGAAAACCAGTGGGTATGTATTGGCCGTTATGCGGGTGCTCGATTTAGAATTGACGGGGGAGAAGTCCGCATTATTAACGATGATGAAATCATCGCCACTATCATCGAACCTGATGATATTCAACATGTCTAGAGAGGAGAAAGCCATGATGGAGATCATGACATGCCCGGAGAAACAGATATTGAAGTAGGCGATTCTGAAGAATCTGCCGTTGACATAGCTCTTCCTGAAGAAGGAGAGGAGGGAAGTCCTCATAAATCCTTGGGAGTTTCCAGTGAAACCTCTTCTACAAAGGAAGAGGAAGAACTGGACGAGTATAGTGGCAGAGTTAAAAGTCGCATTGACCAGTTAACCAATCGCTTTCGAGAGGAAGAACGCCAGAAACAGTCCGCGATCCAGTTCGCGGAAAATGTGCGCCTGGAAAATGATTCCCTGAAACAACGACTAGGTTCCTTGGACATAGGCTACCAGGAACAGTTTGGTGGGCGGGTTACTTCTGAAATTGATTCTGCCAAGAAAAATTTGAAAGAAGCCCATGAGAGCGGTGATATAGACAAAATAGTCGAGGCCCAGGAGTCTATGGCTAATTTGGCTTATCAAAAGGGTCGCTTGGAAGCGGTTCAGGGAGAGACTGCTGCTCAACAAGCCGCTGCTCAACAAGCCGCTGCTCAACAAGCCGCTGCTCAACAAGCCGCTGCTCAGCCTGCTGCCCCACCTCCTGATCCCAAGGCTCAGGGATGGGCTAAACGTAATGATTGGTTTGGTCAAGATGAGGTGATGACATATGCGGCTTTTGGGCTACATCGTAAACTGGTAGAAGAAGAAGGGTTTGACCCGCAGTCCGATGAGTATTATTCTGAACTCGACAAAAGGCTTGTGACCGAGTTTCCACATAAACTCGGACAAAAGTCCAAGTCAAACGGGGGAGGTAGAAAAGTAGCGTCAGCTGAAGCCTCCGCATCCCGCAATAAAGGTGGACGGAAAACTGTGCGATTGACACCCTCACAGGTTGCAATTGCCAAGCGGCTTAATGTGCCGCTTGAAGAATATGCAAAATACGTGAGGGATTAGTTATGGAAAAGACAGAAGACACAACTGCCCAAAAGTCTGCTAGGACGCCCCGTGCCAATCAAACCCGTGCAAGGCAAGCACGCACTGAACCGTGGAAGCCACCTTCCATGCTGGAGGCACCGTCTCCGCCGGAAGGTTACAAACATCGATGGATTAGGTCTGAAGTTATGGGTTTTGATGACCGTAAAAACGTAGCAGCTCGTTCCCGTGAAGGGTATGAGTTGGTCCGTGGTGATGAATACCCTGATTTTGACATCCCAACTGTCGAAGATGGTAAGCATGCCGGTATTATTGGAATAGGTGGCTTGCTTCTTGCTAGGGTTCCGATTGAAATCGTTGAAGAACGCAAAGGTTATTTCCGGGGCATGACCCGCGATCAAATGACAGCTGTTGATAACGACTTAGCGCGTGAACAACATCCTGCAATGCCTATCAGTAAACCTGACAGGCAAACTAGCGTCACTTTTGGAGGTCCTCAAAAAAAAGAGGGCTAGGAGTAAGAACGAATGGCTAACATCAATGGAGCTTTCGGCCTTCGTCCCATGTCTAAACTAGGACAAGGCTCAAACTCCACTGGTACGACTGGCTATACTCCCTATGAAATTGCAAACGGCAACACAACTGCTATCTATCAAGGCTCACCAGTTATCCCCCTCTCTACGGGGTATATTTCACTGGTAGGTGCTGCGGCAGGTGGTTCTGTGAGTTTGGTGGGTGCTTTCATGGGGTGTAAGTATGTATCTAGCACAACCGGGAAACCTATTTGGTCCAATTATTGGCCTGGTTCCGGTGCGGACAGTAACTTTCCTGTAGAAGCTTTTGTCGCTGATGATCCAATGCAACTTTTCTTAATTGCAACGGATGCGTCATGGACGAGCAAGGC